TTTTTTTCTTTGCTCAAAATGTATATAATTGGGTATATTATAATATTATACAGTACTTACAAATGAGATAAATATATTATATTTTTAAATAGAAAAACATATCAATACAACATGGCAAAGACAAAAACGACTGTGATAGATATATAGACACAATCGGCAGAGAAATCTCTTAATGCCTTAAGGAAATAGATAACTGACTTAAAAGCAGAGCTTTACGGGGCTGAACTTGGGGCAGAAGATTATAATGAGAAACTGAGGGAACTTGACCAGGCACAGACAACACTTGCAAATTTCATGGCAGAAACAAGGAGGGGCTGTGCTGCACTTGAAGGATCTTATAATGCTTTATCATATCAGATGGGCATACTGAAGCAGCAGTATCATGAGACAAATGATGAGGCAAAGAGGTCATAGCTTGCAGAACAGATAAACGGTATAAACGACAAGCTGAAGGAAATGGATGAGGCGGTCGGCAATCATAGCAGGAACGTCGGTAACTATACAAAGTCTATGACAGAAGCTTTCTAGAACGTCGGCCTGACAATAGGCAATATAAGCCCGCTGTTTTCAAACCTGGCAAATGGAATGATGGAAGCCGGCAAGAAAGGCGGCACAGCATTCGCGAACCTGGGCACGGCAGCCAAAGGTCTTGGTACTCAGCTTAAAGCACTTGTAGCAAACCCCGTCGGAGCAGCTATAATGGCTATAGTGGTAGCTGTTAAGGCTGCAAAGGCAATATTCGATAAGTTTAAGGAATCTGTTAACAGAAATGAGGTAGCACAACAGAACCTGAGCAAGGCACTTGCCCCGATAAAGGCTATAGTGAATGGCATAACAAATGCATTCGATGAGTTTGTAGAGGTGCTGACCAAAGGAGCTGCTGCTATAGGTGAGTTTGCAGGATCGGTCATGAAATGGCTGGGTATAAGTGATCAGAGAGTAGAAGATGAGAATAAACTTGCTGAAATGCAGATACAAAATGCTGAGCTTAACAGGAAATATATAGTAGAGAATTCTGAACTTGAAAGAGATGCTATGCACTTGAAAAGTGAAGCTGCAAAGAAAGATCAATATACGGCACAGGAAAGACTTGACATGCTGCAGGAATATAGTGATAAGCAGAAACAGATAGCTGCTAATAATAAAGACATGGCAGAGAAGGAGCTTGAGGCTTTAAAGCTTGCAGCTGAACAAGGCAAAAATGATGCAGCGACCAATGATGCACTTGCAGAAGCACAGGCAAAGGTGAACAGGGCAGCAATGGAATATGAGCAGACCATGGTAAGGGTGAACAGCCAGATGTCGACATTAAGAGAAGAGATAGAGAAAGAAAAAGAAGATGCTATAAAAGCACAGCAGGAGAAAGCAAAGGCATGGGCTGAAAACATTAAGAAGCTTAGGGAAGAATATAAGGCAATGGTACAGAGTTTTGATGATGCTGCATATGGTGAAGATCCTGAATATCAGATAAAGAAGCTTGAACAGCAGCAAGCTGAATATACGGCAAAGCTTAAAGATGAATATAAGCAGCGGGCCATAACAAAGAGGCAGTATGATGAGGCTATATACAAGTCAGAAAACTGGTTGTATCAGCAGACCATGAAGATAAGGGAAGCAGAACAGAAAAGACAAGAGGAAGCAGCTGCAAATTATAAACAGATAATAAGTACAGAGACACAGAATGCACTTGATGCTATAGAAAAGGAACAGAATGCAGCTATAGCTGCACTTGACCACAATGCTGATAATTTTCTTGAAATGCAAGAAAAGGTGAAAGAAGTATACGGCAAGAAGTATCGTAAGGCAATGAATGAGCTGTATGTTAAAGAGATGCAGGACAGACTTGCAATAGAACAGGCAGGCACTGACTTATATATGCAGTATGAAGAGGCACAGCTTAAGAAAAGCTATGCAAATAGGGAAATAAGCTTGAATGAATTTATAGAAGAAGAATATAGGATGCAGCTTGAAAACCTTAATGGAATGATAGACACTGAAAACACATATCTTGCTGAATTACAAGGACTTTATGAAAAAGGAAAGATAGACCTTGAAACATATAATGAACAGGTGCTTGTAACACAGACCAGCATAGCTAATTTACAAGCTGAAGTACAAGAGACTATAAATCAGCAAGTTGCAGATGCAAGAGATGCAAATATACAATAGTTTATAGAGATAGCTGATCTCATGAGCGATTATATATCTAATATATCAAGCATAGGAGAAGGCATATCAGGTCAGTGGGCCAATGTTTTCAGTACTATATCTGATGGTTTGTCTAAGGTAGGCCAGCAGCTTAAAGACGGTGAGAAAAGATGGAAGGTATATGCATAGGTTGCTGTATCGGCATTAAGTACTGCAGCAAGCATGATGATGGCAATGGCAGATGAGCAGGATGAAAGCACAAGAGAAGGTTTTGAATCACAGAAGAAATATCAGATAGCAGCGACCATAATAAACACACTTGCAGGTATAGTATCAGCAGTCAGCAGCAGCATGGGCATTCCATTCCCTGGTAACATCATAGTAGCCGGCTTGTTAAGTACAATGATGGCGACTTTAGGCGGAATCCAGGTCGCAAAAATATCAAGTACACAATATGATAGCGCGTCAAGCTCAAGCTCAGCGACCGCAAGCGCGAACCCGAACACTGCAGCTATAGCCAATATTCAGGCGCCGGTACAATGGAGCAGCACGGTAGAAGGCGCATCAACAGAAAGCAAGGTACAAGACACTCGCGTATATGTCTTAGAATCAGACATTTATAATGCAAATAAAGCTGTATCTGTTGAGCAGTCTGAAAACAGATATTAATTCTGATAATTTTTTTAATAGAAAGATACTTAAATGATTATGAAGACTTTTAAAGGTTTACCGATATATTTGATAAATATAGATGAAGAGGGCACCGGCATGAGCCGTATATCTCTTGTTGAAGAGCCAGCTGTTGAACACGACTATATATGTTTTTCTGAAGATAAATAGTATGACATGTTTAAGCTTGCAGATGAGGAAAAACACTGTATATCAGGCGTAGTATGTCTTGCAGATGTCCCTATATACAGAATGGACTCTAAAGGCCGCGGATACTATATAGTTTTCTCTAAACAGGTTATAGAGGAAATGACCCTGAGATATTCACAGAATAATTTATGGAACTCTGTCAGCCTATAGCATGATGATAAACAGATAGTTGACTCTGTTATAATGACAGAATTTTTTATAAAGAACACAGCTAAAGGCTTGAATCCCAAGGGGTTTGAAGATGTTACTGAAGGGTCTTTATTCGCGACTTTCAAGGTAATGGATGAAGCGTTATGGCAAGAGATAAAAAACTCAGGAAAGCTTAACGGCTTTTCACTTGAGATAATGGCAAATCTTGAGGAAGAGCTTAACAAGCAAGAGCCTGAAGATCTTGAAAAAGAGATAGAATATTTGTTGAGATAAATAATAAAAATAAACATATAATATATGAACTTACTTAATATCATTAAGCTTGCCAAAGTACTTGCAAAGCTTGAGAAAGTTGATTCAGATCAGGGTCCTATTATTATAGACACACTTGAGCCAGGTGCTGAGATCTTTATCGACGGCGCAGAAGGTGAAGCCATACCAGCACCAGACGGCACATATCTCATAGAGGAAGGAAAGCGCAAGGTAAATGTACTTAGCGGCAAAATCACCAGCATAGAGGAAGTATCAGAAAACCCTGATACAGTACCTACAGAAGAAAAGGCAAAAGAGGAAAAGCGTAAATGTGAAGAAATGCCAAAAGAAGCAGAGGAACCTAAAAAAGAGGAACCTAAAGAAGAGGTAAAGACAGAAGAAATGCCTGATGAGAAGGACGCAAAGATAGCAGAACTTGAAGCTGCTATAGCTGAAAGAGACGCAAAGATAGCAGAACTTGAAGCTGAAATAGAAAAGATAAAAAGCGCCCCTGCACAGACAGAACTTAAGAAGGTGAAGAATGTATCACCATTCAAAACATACAATCATGCATAAAAATAAAATAAAAAATAAATTCTATAAAAATGGAAAAAATGAAATTTAACACAGTTGTTACTGCAATTAATGACTATATTAACCAGCTGGGAACCAAAGAGATAATCGATGCTATCAGATTTGCTGCTCCATCTATTCAATATTTCACTATCCAGAATGGCGTTAATGAAGACACTGATATTCACTTAATGGAAGTCAATGGCGCACTCATGAGCGGTAAAGGTTGTGATCCATCAGCAAACAACACTACTTTCACTTATACAGACAGACGTCTCCACCCAGCTTATATGAAGCAGGAATCTATTGATTGCCTTGATGCTTTATATGGCAAATGGATGGCATGGGATGCTCGTTACGGTGCAAGCACTGAAGAAATCCCATTCGCACAGAAGATGATTGAAAAGCTCCAGGAAAATGTAGGTGAAAACCTTGAAGAGTTTATCTGGCAAGGCGCGACCATCGGCGGTGAGACTTTCAAAGGCATTACCGATATTATTGAAGATGCATCAGAAGCATCAAAGAAAATCTATTGTGATCCAAGCACTTGCACAGTATATGATCAGGTTGTTGAAATTATCAAGCAGGCTCCATCTAAGTCCCGCAGGAAGACAGAGATCTTTATGAGTGAAGACAAGTTTATTGCATTGAAAGAAGAACTCTTGAAGCGTGACTTCAGACTTTATGACTTGACATTCACAAACGGCACAGCAAACGGTACTGTTGATGAGACAACTATCAAGATGCCTGTATATGGTAACTTAGTACATGCAGTATATGGCCTTAAAGGTATTGACCATGTATATGGTCTTGTAAATGAGCACGTTGTATATGGTACTTCAAATGATGCTGACCGCACTGATATTCTTTCTATTACAAACCTTGAGCGTGAATTGCACACTCTCCGTTGCAAGTTTATTGCTTGTATCTAGATTGCATATCCTAAAGAGACACTTGTTGCAAAACTTGCTAATGCACCTGAATAATATTGGTTATCAAACACTTACAAAAATTAATTAAGAATAATTATGGCATGTGATAGATTTTCTATTAAAGGTTTGGTTAAGGATTGCAAAGATTCATTAGGCGGTATTAAAAAGGTCTGGATTACTACAAACACAAATATTCCGGCTGATATTAATACATCAGTGGGCACTAGCGGTGAAGTCAGCCATATTGATACTTCTCTTGCAGCAAGCTTTAAACCATTCGAATTTTTCAAAAACACTGGGTCTATGACCACTACGGCAAATATATCTGATACAGCTGGTACTTCTTTCTCTACAGAGCTTTCTTTATAGTTCATGAAAATGGAGACAAAAAAGCGTATTGAGATGATGGGTCTCTGCATGGATGAGACAAATGTTGTTGTTAAGGACTCAAACGGCAAGTACTGGTACTTAGGCTGGGATGAGCCTGTATCAAACTCAGCAGCGACCGGCGTAACAGGTACTGCAGCGACTGATCTTAACGGCTATACTGTTACTTTGAAAGACGATTCTACACAGTTTCCTCGTGAAATTGCAGATTCATCTTTCATAGCAGCTATCGAAGCAATCGTTATTGCTTGATATTCAAGCATTTATATAAAGAAAAGAGATACTTTATTCAAGTATCTCTTTTTTATTTGCTATATCAAGTACTTATTTTGAAAGGTTAAGTACCTGGTTTCTATTGCTTTCAGCCTAAAACTTCTTGCTTATATGCACCCATGTATAATCATTCTCGTTTATGCATTGGTCAAAATTAAGCATTTTCACATTTTTCACTATCATATCAAATAGTTCCTTATTCTTTTCTTTAGACCCGACTGTTATATCGGCAGCATTTCCCTTGACATGCTGTGATTTCTTGACGCCGCCTACAGCTGCATTGAGCTCGGGGCAGCGGTAACCTGAGTTCACATATATCGGTCCGCCCCACAGTACACGGATCATGTCAAGAAAACTCATCAGGTTCCTTATACTGAATATAGCTTTCTCATCTGGCCTGTTATCGATGCCCAGCCTGTCTGCTGTTTCACTCTTTATCATTTCATCCATCGTAAAATATCTCGATTTCACATTTAAATCTGGTTTCATATATAATTATACTGTTTTTATATTTTATCGCGACACGGCGCGATTATGCTATGAAATATCGCGTTTTATCATATAAGCTCTAGACCGCATTTTCCTATTTCATATGGGACTTCAAAATTCACTGTACAGTATATACCTGCAAGCTGGTCTGCAAATTGCTGCTCGAATGGTGTAAACTGTACTGGTGTATCATATGAAATATCGTCAGGCAGGCTTTCAAGCATAGTAAGTATAATATTGACCCCGTCATCGAATATAGCATTCCTATTTGAGCAGTCCTGCAAGAGGCGGTCGCCATAGTATATCATTACATTGTACTGAATGGTGCTTTCTGTCCTTACTACATTCTGCAAATATACATTAAGTGCTGAAAACCTTATATTTGGCTTTATCCATTCATCATATATATCATTATCACTGAAAGAGTTCAGGTTATGTATCTTTTTAGCTGCATTAGCCATCTATTTCACTATCCTTGTATAATTCATAGTTTATATTGTATGTTTTTTCTGAAAAGAATATCGGGCATTTATTCCTTGAAGCCTTGATAGTCACCCATTTATCTGATACAAGTGTATCTTCTGCAAAGACTTCTATATTGTCAAGTATATATTCTATTATTCTGTTACTGTTGAATACAGCCTTGTGCATATAAGACTGCTGTACTTTTTCAACGTCGCCCATAGAGAGGCCTTGATAATGCTGATCATTGGCTACCACTATTCCGGCATTCCTTATTTTATACTGTAAAGGTATGACTATCTGGGCCATTGTTTCATTTATCAGGTATGGCTGGATATATTTATCTACAAGTGTCTGATATTCAGGTGCTTTAAAGGTGCCTGTTTCTACCTGGTTTAATATAGACAGATATAGGTCAGTACCTATAACCTCTTGTAAATTAAGCTCTTGAGCCTATAATATGGCATAATTCAAGAATGCAGAATCTACATTATTATCAATCATTGATGCTTGTCTGAGCAGTTTTTCTGATATTAAGTATATGTTTTTCATAAAGTATCATCAAGGTTAATTTTAAACGGGTTTATTATTATAGAGTTTTGAGTATCAAAGAGATGGTCAAGTGAACTTATAATTTCTTTCTGTATAGGCCTGATCACAGTCAGGTTGAATATGTTGAAGCTCTCCATGAACTCTTGTCTGTTGAAGCCGATATTTTCCATTAAGTATCCGGCCAGGTTAGGCGCCATTCTGAAGGCGGTAAATATGCTCTTGATGGTCGACTTGCTTAAGACCTCAAATTTCTTGTCGAACTAAGCATCTGATAATCTTACTATTTCTACCTTAGAATCAGGATCCGGGTTGAAGCTTAAGATGAAGCCGTCACTGTTTTCAGATCCACAGAAGTTTTCCTTAAACTTGTTTTCAATAATATGCTTTTCCTCCTCTGTATAGGACTCGCCGTTAGGTATGTTAACTATTGCAGAAGAACTAAGGCCATGCTGTATGGCATGCAGATGGAACTTGTTTATCTCTATTTCAGACTCGATGTTCCTCAAGGCGCCTTGCCAGTATGGGGCGCCGTAAATTCCCCTTGCCTTGCCCTTGTCATAGAATATGCACTGATATGGGTTGTTTTTGTCCTCGCCCGGTATGAAGCTGTCATAGCTCGTATATGGTATAAGCTCTCCTCGCCTGCCCTGGGTCCATGACTTGCTCCAGTATACTGTCTTTTCATCTAAAGAAAGCCTTAAATTTCTTATATCTACCCATTCTATCCTAACACACTGATTATTAAGGTTATAGATAAGTTTTAATGCATATGCCCCTGTAATGATCTTATCAAAAACTATTCTCCTTATAATATTGAAAAGCTCATGCTCTGTATTGTATGTGAGCATTTGCTTAATATAATCGCTGAACTGTATGCTGTCACCAAGTACAAAATCATTTATTGCATTGATGATAGATGATAATATAGGCGAATTCTGATATAAATTATTGAGAAAATCAGGATAATCATTGCCTTTGCCGTATGTTACATATAAGCCGACGTTTGTAACCGGCTTTTTATCAGGTATAAATGGTATATCATTCGTGTTGAATGGTATGGAACTGAAGTTAATCTCTTTCATATACTATATTTTCTGTTATATTTTTATTAGCTTGATAATCAGATAGTTTGTATAAAAGACCTGATTCATAAGCATTTAAGCTTGATGAGTCAATTATCTGATACTGGTACTGGCCCGGCCTGAGGCTTGAGGCGTCCAAATTATAGATATAATAATTCTCATGTACTGTTACATAGCTTGAGTTTATTATAATGCTTGAGTCAAGAGAATATGTAATCTCTATATTGACTTGGTTTTCAGGTGCTTGATGTTTTTCTATATATAAATCAAGACTGCTTGTTGAAGGATCTATATAAATCATAACAATAAGTTTATTTTGTATATTTATCTATATAAAATATAGAGTTTTTTGAAATATTGTAAATAAAAAGAGAGATAAATAATAAAAACATATACTATCATAAAAATGAAAGGACACAGAGCAAAAGAAAAAGAAAAAAGAATATCAAGGACAAAGAGGCCATGGCGCCCGGCTATCACACACTTGCCCATGTATCTGACGCCGCTTGATCTATTCCCCCTTGAGCCCACTAAAGAAAATGTTTTTCAGTATCTTGTTGACTCATACTGGGTTGAGGCACAGGTCATAAAGATAATGGGCTTTGAAAATCCTATAATAGATGATGTTATAGCAGAGATATATTTGCTTATATATGATAAATTAGACCATTTATTAGATATATATGAAAGAAGAGGTATACTTGCATTCTGCGGCTATATAAAGACTGTTGTATCTATTCAGGCAAAGTATCCTATACATATACAAGAGAAGCTGTACGGTAAATTAAAGACAGTCGGCATGAGCAAAGAAATGGAGAAAGACATAGATGAGCAGTATGACCCTGAAAGAGATGATATATATCACATAAAAAGTACAGTAATAATATAATGGAGATAAACAAGAAGGCGCTGCAGCTGATGGAGCTTGACAGCCAGCTCAAAGACAAGAATTTATTCAAAATGTTCAGTAAAGAGCACCTTAATATGCTTAAGGAATATAAGAGTAACCTTAACAGCATAGTTGAAATGTTTGAATATCAAGAAGATACAACATATCATGAGATAATGATGTATGCAAATGCAGTTGCTATGACACAACTACCTGAATATCAGCTTAATATATTCATAACAAGGACGCTGCTTTTCAAATCAACAGAGCAGATGGCTGAGCAGCTTAATGTATGCAGGCCTACACTTACTAATTATATCAAAAAAATAAAACAACAGATAAAACAAAATGCAAGCAATATTATTGAATCTTATACTAATTAATGTAATGGTCACTGCTATAGTTGACCTTACTGACGCGCCTGATACACTTAAAAAGGCACTGACCTGGGTACTTACTGGCGGAAAGATGTCAAGAAAGGACTACAGGTTCCACTTATTTGATTGCTCACTATGTATAACATTTTGGCTTTCAATACTTTATATATTATTAACAGGGCATTTCAGCCTTGCATTCATAGCCTTGTGCATATTAAGCGCCTTATTTACACAAATCACAAAATCGTTAATATTATTATGTATGGATATGATGAATGCTATAATAATATTAATAAATAAAATAATAAAATATATTTCAAAATTATGACAAGAGAGCAATATGATACCTTAAAACAGTATGAAGAATCTTTTCAGGAAGCAAAATCTGATTATTATAGGGCTATACTTATGACAGACCTTAATATCATGAATAATATATGGGAAGCTTTAGGCCATGAAAGAGCATAGCTTACTTGCGGCAAGTGTGTGCTCATATTTCTGAAAATGCTGGGTAATGAATATTTCATGTTTAAAGAAGAGCTTGAAAAACAAGAAGTTACAAAATCAAATATAAAGAAAAATGCCAAGAAAAAATAAAAATGATGACAAATATCCAATAGAGGTTTACGGTAACGAGGTGAAAACAAGTTACTTAAGGAGTCAAGTAGCCCGCCTTATTATGGGAGGCAAGAATAAAAACGATATAGTTAACTGGCTGATGGAAGAATATAAGATGCCTTTCAAGAATGCAGTATCGACCCACAGGCAGGGAATGGTTTATTTATTCTTATATGCTGAATAGACAAAAGAAGAGATACAGCAGCTCAGTATGGCAAGGCTGGAGCAGCTTTATGACATGGCTGAAAAAGACGGGATGCTCAAGGGAAAGGACTTTTACAATGTACAGTTCAGGAATATCGATCTTATGAATAAAACTGCCCAGGTTTACGATAAAACAGAGCAGACTGAAAATAGTACAGATATAAACTTTAATCTCAATATAGGGGCCCAAAACGCGCCAGAATGCAATAATAATGATAATGATGCAGATGAATAAAACAATAAATATAAATATAAGCTTGTTCCCATGGCAGGAGGCCTGCATGAAATAGATAATGGAGAATCCAAAAAAGATACATGTCGTCAAGAGCAAGCGCCAGACCGGCAAATCAATATTAATGGAGCTTATTTTGCTTAAATTTGCATTAGAGCACAAAAACGGCACATGTTACTATGTTCTGCCCAGCTATAAGCAGGTTACAAAGGTATGGGATGAGATAACGAATCTTATAAACAATCATTCATTCGTGAAAAAGATAAATAACACCTTGTTTTCCATTAAGTTACAGAATGGTACTGATATACAGTTCTTTTCAGCTGAATAGAAAATATCAAGTTTGCAGGGATATACTTGCAGGACACTGCTTATTATAGATGAGGCTGCTTTCATAGATGATGATGTTTATTCAAATGTACTGCCATGGACAAATGTTTACCAGCCGCCTATTATACTTATATCAACCCCTTAGTACAGAGCAGGTTAGTTCTTTAATTTCTGGTGCGATGGTATAAACCCGGCTGTTGATGACGTGATGGCATTCGACTTCTGCCAGTATGATACAAGTGCTTTATTATCAGAGAAAAGACTTGAATATTATAAGAAAACTTTGCCGTCCATTATATTCAGGCAGCATTATCTTGGAGAATTTGCTGATGATGCAGGTTCAGTGTTCGGTGACTTTTCAGAATGCTTAAGGAATAAAGATGAATAGATACTTGATTATCAGTATGTTAACTTTGGTATAGACTGGGGAACAGGTGCTGATCAAGATGAGACATCTATAAGCATTATTACAAATAATATGCAAGTACTTGATATTAAGCATTTTAATGATAAAGACTCTATAAGGACCATTGAATATGTTACATAGCTTGCTGCACAGTACAAACCGGCAAAGATAATTGCAGAGAAAAACAGCATAGGATCAGTCTTTCTTGATATATTAAGAAAATCATTCAAAGAAAAAGGGATAGACATTCCTATTATTCCATTCGTAACTACAAATGAATCAAAGTTTTAGATAGTTTCAAGGCTATAGGTTGCTATACAGAATAAAGAGATAAGCTTGCCAAATGATGAATCACTTAAGCTGCAGCTTATGAAATATGAGATGTCTTTATCAGGGACAAACAAGCCAGTATACAATGCTGCAAAAGGCTTTCACGATGATATGCTCATGAGCCTTATGATAGCACTTGACTCTATAATTATAAAAAAGAAATCAACATTCATATGAAAAAAAGCAAAAAGATAAAATGGCAAGATATATCTATAAGGCAGTACCTTGATATATAGAATATACTGACCAATGATAACATTGAGCCTGAAAACAAAGTACTTGAAATTATACCGATAATATGGCCTGATATAGACCCGAATGAAATGCCGCTTAACCAGGTGCTGGGATATATTCAGGATATAACGGATCTCTTAAATTCAGAGATACAGCCTGATAAAGTACAAAAAGAATATACTATAGGCCAGTATATATGCAGAATATCTGACATTGATAAAATGACAATATCACAATTTATTGATTATCAATCATATACAGCAAATAAAGCTGATGATCACCTGATAGATATACTTGCAACTGTTTTTGTTCCTAAAAATGCCAAGTACAATGATAACTCATATGATATAATAGACTTCAAAACTGAAATAGAAAACCTGCCTATAACACTGGTTCCCACTGTTTTAAAGGTTTTTCAGAAGCTGTTGAGCAGATTATACAGACATTTCCTGAAATGTTCAACAGCGGCGATAATAATGGAGAAGGAGATGACATGGAGCCTGAAGATGAAATGGCTGAAGGCACTACCGATAATGCTGAAAATGGAGGATGGTTTACTTTCATAATGCAATATTCAAAGATAAGCAATACACCACTTGAGCAGGCATTCGATACACCGATAATGATAGTTTTCATGGCACTTGAATGGCAGATAGCTGAAAATAAAAAAGAAATGCAGAGAATCAAGCAATGGCAGAGACAACACTGATAAAAGCAATCAAGCAAGATACTGAATTACAAGAGATTGCACAATAGTTACTTAATATATACAAAGAGAACCTGACACATATGAATGCTATAGCGTCAGGCAATCTCAAAGACCAGGCTGCAGCAGAGATATTTGCTGAAAACGAGCATGTTGAGCTTAATTTCTTACTGATGGATTACTGGCAATATTTAGAACAGGGTCCAAGGCCCCACTACCCGCCTATAAGGCCTATAGAACAATGGATCATATAGAAAGGTATACAGCCGGCACCAAGACCAGGTCACAAGAAGGCACCAACGGTCAAGCAGTTTGCATATATGATAGCAAGAAGCATGGCAAGAGGCAAAAAAGACACTGACGGCATAATGAAAGCATATCTTGCAAGGCCTGCTATAAGGTACATGCTTGAAGACAATCAGGAGCTTGTTGACAGGTTTATAGAAAGGGTAGAAGAAATATATGCAGAAAATTTCTATAAGATAACAGAAAGCTTGTATACGATCGGTTAATTTACAATAAAGGCCGAATATTTATATTTTATAAAAAGAAAACATCATAATATATGAAATATTTAGATGAAGAAATATTATTGAATTTCAATAATTTACCGGCTGGACAGTATGATCAGAGTTACCCATATTATCTGTATCAGAACAGCAGCATTAAATTTATAGGGTCAGTATTTAAACGTATGACAGACAGCTCGTTAAGCATAAATGTAACTGAATTATTATAGTCTATGCATTATGAAAATGAAGCACTGCAGCTGCCGTTAATAGATATAAGCACTTATATACAAGATGGAATGATAGACAGTATACATGCTGAAATTATTATCAATGGCAGCACTTATACAAGTCAGGCTGAAGACGTCGCATTCGTATACAAGTATCCCCATTATTTGACAAAACTTAATCAAACATGGTTCTATCCTACTAATTATCAGTACGTTGCACTTGTTAACAACTTACAGGGATATAATAATTCTGATCAATAGAAGGTACTATATCCAAGGATCCCATTTACAGGCTCAGATCAGTATGGCTTTGGTACTGTATATCAGCAGCATAACTATCCTACGGCGGCTGTATACTTTTCAGGTGATTTATATAAGACATATCCTTTAAATGCAAGCAAAGGCTGCAATATCTGGTACAGGAAATTAAGTACTATGTTATCTGATGCTAAAATACTTAAGCAGACTGACATGCTTGACCCTTAGAACCCATATCTAGTATCAGGCCAGGCACAAACAGGTACAGGAAACTGGACTTCAACAACAAGCGGCGATTTTACAAACACAAATAATCAAAATGTTTACATAGCAATGGCTGATACTAACGGGAATATGTTTAACTAGTCTATAGACCTTAAGACTTTGCCTACTGGATATCATGAGCTAAGCCATACTATGGAAGGAAATATGAACTTTTACCAGTTTATTATTGGTTCTCAATCAGATAACCTTAAGATCCCGGTCATAGCTGGACAAGAAGACGCCTTTCAAGATGCTATATTAAGGACATTTACTGTTAAATTTCATGCAAATATCGATCATGAAAACCAGGTTTATAAAATAGAAGACCTTGTGATAGCATATAATAAAACAGGGCAATACTGTCTTTCTATGGGTTACAGCAAGTTTTGTGATATAGATCTTGAATGTGTAGAAGATTATTATCTATAGTGGATAGATCGTTACGGGTCCTTTCAGTCTCAACCATTTAAACAAAGGACAAAATTCACTGAAAAGATAGAAAGCCTTGAAATTCAGAACTATACAGGAGAAAGAAGAAAAACTTATTTTAAAACTCAAGGTACTTTCTAGCTTAATTCAGGCTATATTAAAGAAGCTGTTTATCCTATATATGAAAGCATATATACGTCGCCTTATTTGCTGCTGTATGATGTTAAGAACAATAAAAGCTATAACGTCATATGTACTGATACAAGCTATGAAGAGAAGACATATAAGGGCAATAAAGCCTTGATAACATTACAGCTTAATTTAGAGATAAATAAAGCACAGAGCAAAATATATTAAGAAAAACAATGCACAACACTGAACTTTATATAGAAGATACACTGATAGAGCTTGACAGCGCGGTCCATTTTGCCATAACAAAGACATTCGATGAGCTTACAAACCCTACTTTAATGATAAATGATTGGTCAAAAACAATAGACATTCCTGGCACACAGGCAAACAACCAATTTTTTGGGCATATATATAATCCTGATATGCAGATAGTTAGCAGTTCATCCGGTGCTTATATCAACTTTGATCCGACACGCAAGCTTGACATGAAAATAATATATGATGGATAGCTGCTGATGAGAGGCTATGCAAAGATAATATAGATCAAGAGATCTAACGGCAAAATATATTATAGCTGTACATTATCAGGCCAGCTGGGCAAGGTTTTTCAGGAGCTTTCAAAGATAAGATTTGACCAGATAACAGATACAAGCACGACAGAGGATCTGCAATATGTGATTGATACAAGTCAATATTTCATAGAAATAATGGACTGCTCACATATGAACAGGCTGTGGATGACAAACCAGGCTGAAAGCACTCTATATGACACGTCAGATAATATAAACCCGAACCTGAGGTCTTCAGACATTATCAGCTTTACGCCAAATAATGCTTATAATGATGATTTTGACTATGGAACATATCAGGTGGATCATAATTATTCTGAGAAATTTACAACAAGGCTTGAATATGGGCAGCCGTCTCTTGTTAAACAGATCCCAGCTGATACTATATATCCTAACGGCTTGAAACCCAGAGAGATAGGTGAATTCAGGACATATAATCAGCTGCCTTTCATGTACTTTAATAAACTATTATAGATGGTCGGGCACAAATTCTGGCAATTATCAGGCTGGAAATTCTGGCTTGACAGCACCTGGTTTAATGAACAGAACCCATACTGGTGGAAAATGGCCTTAATGCTGCAGCCTTTACAGTATACGAATGAGCAGCTTAAAGACAACGCGACTTCAAATATATACAACAATGTGGGCATGGTGAATGTGATGGACGGATCTGTTTATACACAAATATATGATTCATCAACATATGCACAGGGAACACTTGGCTATACAGAGGATATTCAGCTTGCACAATGGACACAGCCTAATCAGCGGGCATACTGGTATAACACCTTGCCTATGAGCTATACTGTAAACATGGTCATATCTTTACAGCTGGTCAATTTTGGCGTCAATGAGGTGGAAGAAACACTTAAATTCTGGGCAAACACCGGCCTTGTAGTAGAGATGGAGCACCTTGATGATAATGGAAATATAGTATCGACAAATAAAACACTTATATGTGATACTGAAACTGCTTTAAACACAAGCACTTATGAAAAGGTGATCAGAGTAGATGAGTTTTATCAGTCCTATGGCAATTCGTATAGAATAAATATAGATATAAGTGATATATTTATTGTTAACCAGGCTGATTATGGCACAAAATTCGGCGTCAACTTGAAGTCATACTGGATACTTGGTAACCAGCAATCAACACACAACACACCATTTTATTATATAGCAGGTACAAAGCTGTATCCGTCATATAAAGACTATAGATCAACTTATCCTATGAACTTATCAGGAAATGCAACTATGAGCATAGTTTTCTCAAATGAGATCAGGTCAGGAGCATCTTATACTTTGAGCAGGCTGTGGAACTTTGAATATACGCCTTGGCAGATAATATTAAACTATTGTAAGATATTCAGGCTGCTTGTGATTATAGAAGAGGACAGGCACGCGATACATATCGTACCGGCGATAGAATATTTCAGGACATATAATATAGAGGACTGGTCAAATAAACTCGACACGGGCCGCGATTTCACGATAAAACCAGTATATTGGGAGGCTTAGAATGTTTTATTCAATGTAGATAATAATGATACACAGATCGGCAAGATATATAAAGAGAAATATGGCCTTAACTATGGGGAGAAGAAAATTATAACAGATTATAAGTTTGACAGTAACACTGCAGAACTATTTGAAGATATTAAGACCTGCCTTGCAACAACAGAAAATGTTTTATCATGGAGCACGACATATGATATTGGCACTGTTACTTATACAAGGCCTGTATCAGAGATATTTATACATGCTCATGATGCTGATAATAAAATAGTTAACCCATTCGGATCCTTTGCATTCGCCCTTGGTAACCATATGTGGGATACAGGCAAAAACTTGAGAGCATGCATGCTGTCTGATGATACACCTATGCAGAAAGCACAGAGTACTTATTATTATACACAAGGATCTGTATCTGACTGTGGTTTATATAGTAATGGATATCAGCAAGTTGGAGTCGCGTCATAGAGAAATTTATGCTTGTTTGGCACACCTATGGAAAACTATTCAACAAGTAACTGGAATGGAAGGCATGATATATATTATTGTTTTTGGCAGAAATATATAGATGAAAGATATAACATATAGAGTAAAATGATAACTTGTTACTTGGATATCAAGCCTTTAGACTTCTTAAGATTCAAGTTTAACAGATTTATAAAGATAGAAAACCAGGTATATTTTGTAAACAAGATATACGATTATGATATTATGAGCAGCACGCCGACTAAATGTGATCTTATAACTATAAGGAACATAGAAGCTTATACTACAAATAATTTTCAGTATATAGATGGAAATTTAAAAAGAGACTAGGCTGCTGCAGGAGAGACTGTTGATTTTGACGTATACACAAATAATAATGGTACATGGCTGATAGAAAGTCCGGGCGTCCTTGATGTTACGCCGTCAAGCGGCACAGGATCAGGATCAGGTACTGTAACAGTAAGACCTGGTACATAGCCTGGTGATTATAATATAATAATAATGAGATCAGATTCACCATTTCACAATCTAGCTGATATTGAGCACGTTACACTAAAATTAACAGTACCGGGTTCAAGTAACTGATAATAAGGCCCAGAAAATAAATTTTTTAATAGAAAAATATAATATACAAATTATGAATAACACAAGTACATATGATTCAGTATATCAGGTAAAGTTAGCACAAATAGCTGCATTACAAGGAGATACAACTAAGAAATATGATAGTGTATATCAGACTGAGCTTGAGATACTAAAGAAGCTTGAAGAAGGCGGAATGGGCGCACAAATCGATGATACAGAAGTTTCAACAGGCAAAGTATGGTCAAGTTACAAGACACTGTCTGAAATAAGAAATATATCAGATAAGCATCTTATACTTAATTATGGTGATGAATGGACACAGGAAAAGAGTGATTTCTTGAATGAGCTTGTAACAGAGTATGGTACAAGGCTTTAGGACCATTTATTCTATGCAAGTGATTTAAATTCAGGTAGTTATATCGCATGTCATCAGTATAACAGTACTACAAAAACTGCTGGTTTCTTGGAGTACTATAAAATGGCCGGCACAATGGTAAGCGGCGATTTATATTATTCTACTATAAATTTAAATATACCGGTCGGTTCTACTATACAGTTAGGAAATAGATATAATTATGTAGGTGGTGATCAGCTGTATGTAAGAAGCCAGCTTTATACTAAAACAGAGATAAATGCAAGTATAAATGAGATAAATAATAATATAAATGCTTTAAATATCAGCATTGGATAGAAGGTAAACACGAGTGTTTTTGATTAGGTTGTAGAGGATATATAGGATGCTTTACAATAGAAGGCAAACTC